ACTTCAGACATTGTATGGTAACTTATGATCCAGCAACAGATAAATTACATATTTCAAAAGCAATGTACGATTCTATTGTCAATAAAAAGTTAATTATTAACAATGAAGATCATCTTAGAAAAGAAAGAATTGAAAAATTCAGAAAATTGGGTTGGAATTGCGACGCTGTAGATGAGAAAACAAATGATAAGAAAACAAATATAGTTAATAATATGATTAAATATGCAGTAAACGATCCTAAATCTACAACAGCGCAAAATGAATATGTAAGCGCGCCAAAGAGCATGATGTTTTATGAGTAATTTTACAGGATTTGGTTCTTTCTTATTGTTTATGGCTCTAAGAACACATTTCACGACAGAGAAATATAATTTCTTTCAAATGAATGGAAGAGTTAGAGCCACAAAACAATCATATGAAAAAAGAAATGACCGATGGTTTTTCGAAAAGATTGGCAAGAAATATGATGCCAAAGAATTAAGAGATTTTTATATTTCCAATCTTTTAGAAGATAAAAATTACATTACAGATTTTGTCAATGAAGAATCTAATCATATCTTTATGGAATATAATAAGAGACAACAAAGTTTGTCTTACACTTTCAAGAACGATTTAAATATTATTTTTGAAAATGATCTAAAACAGCCATTTGAAGTTTATAGAGACAAATATCCTTCTTTGATAATGTTGTTTCTTCAAAAAAAGATATGTCTGGAAACATTAGTCATTTTAGATGATTTCACAGGATTTTCTAATAAATTTGATAAACACTATACTGATGATTTCATATGGCCCAGGATATCAAGAAAAATAAATAAGTATAGAGACTTTCTAAAGTATGATAAAGCGAAAATAAAAAACATACTGAAAGGCGTGGTCAATGAGCAAAGAGAAACGTCAAAAGAGATTTCTTCAAAAGAATAGACATATTAATCGACAGATTAATATTTTAAATGAGACTATGAATCGATATGGCAAAGTTAAAGTAGAGCCACACCGCTTTCATAAGAAAAATGCTTTTAACTGCGGAAACCCTAATTGCGTTCTGTGTATGAATCCTCGTAAAGCATTTGGTTATAAAACTATGCAAGAAATTAAATTTGAATGTAATGCAATTGAACAAACAAATAAAGATTCTATTGGTAAATGGGAATGGGAAGATTTAAATGATCCTAAAATGGAGTGGTGAATGAAAGTTATTAATTTATGGGGCGGACCAGGAAGCGGTAAATCTACTACTGCGTCTGCATTATTTGCTCATAATAAAATTTTTAACCTAATTAACCTACCTATATAATATTGACAGAACGAGAATGTTCTGTTAATATAAGAAATTATATAATGTTGTTGTGAATAATTTGTTTATATAACGCTAATATAAGGAAAATACAATGGATTTTAATACACTTAAAAAGAACTCTGAAAAAGACTTTGAAGCACTTCAAGAGCAAATCGATAAGATGCAAAATCCCTCTACAGCCAAGTATGAAGATGAAAAAGATGAAAGCTATTGGAAGCCAACCAAAGACAAGGCTGGTAATGCTCTAGCGGTTATTCGTTTTCTTCCGAAGCCTAAAGTTGATGGAGAAGACGGTAAAGCATTTATTCAGTATTGGGATTATGGTTTCCAGGACCCAACAACTGGTAAATGGTATATCGAGAAGTCAAGAACAACTATAGGCGAACGCGATCCTGTATCAGAGTTCAATACAATGCTTTGGGGCGACCAAGGCAATAAGGACGAAAAATATCGTTTACTAGAAAGAAATCAGGCCCGCAGACAAAAGAGACGTTTGCATTATGTGGCAAACATTTATGTTGTTTCTGATCCTGCCAATCCAGAAAATGAGGGCAAAGTATTTCGATATGAATTTGGTCAAAAGATCATGGATAAGATCAATAAAATGATGAAGCCTGATCTTCCTACAGAACCAAAAGTCGATCCTACAAATCTTTTCAATGGTGCTAACTTCAAGCTAAAGATTACAAAAGGACCTACTGTTGATATTGCAGGTAAAAAGGTTATCATGCCGTCTTATGATGAAGCTAAGTTCCTAGAACCAGGTCCATTGCTTGATGATGAAAAGGAATTGAAGCGCATTTGGGAAAGCGAATACTCTCTCAAGGAAATCGTTGATCCTTCCAAATTTAAGTCATGGGATAAACTCAAGGAACGTCTTGAAGCAGTTGTTGGATATGAAATTGATTTCAAGAACCCAGCAAAAACATTTTCAAAGACAGTAACAACCAGAAAAGACGAGGAAGAAAGTCCGCCATGGAAGGAAGAAGAAACTTCTTCTGTTACAGACGATGATGAAGATGATCGTGATCTAGCCGAATTTAAGAGGCTACTTGAAGAATAATCTTCTAGAGGGGCTTTTAAAGCCCCTCTTTTTTATGCGATGGAAGTTCTTCCACCTATTCTATTGACGCTTATATCAGATTCTATACCTCTATTTCTAGCCATTGCTCTTTCTAATGATGGTGACATATAAGAAGTTTTATCTTTCAAATAATTATTCACAATTACTGACGACACTGTATTATTATCAACAGGTATATTCATAGATTGTTTTTCGTTGTTAGTATTTTCTTTTAACAATTTTTCAACATTTTTATCTGTTGTAGTTTCAATAGAAGGCAATGCTGGTAAAGGTTTAGTTTCTGTCTTTATATTTGTTGTTTTGTCGTTCATCTTTCTCATTCTATCAAAAACCACCGATGTTCTATTTTCTGGAGACGATGATGTTTCCGCATATGACGCCGGCTGACCAACAATCATTTCTTTTGCTTTTTGTAAAAATGATTTAGGCGAAGAAACAGTTGCGGTTGGTGTTTCTGACTTTGCTACATTTATATTTTCTGTTTTAATAGGTCTAGATGCTATTTCATTTTTGGCAGATAGCAAAGCTTTTTTTACAGATTCAACATTGTGTTGCGCCTTATTAGGTCCACCACCAATTGCTTTGCCTGTATCTGGATGTGGTATCGAATACCATTCACTGGCCATATCAATTTGTGCCGATCTTACATCATTTGACTTTCCTGTAAGAAAATCATATAGCTTTGGTCTACTTTGAATAAGAGCCATACCTAATTTATCTTGTGTCTCTTTATTGAAGATGGCGTTTTTATCAATTCCAGTTTTTTCAACTATACTCTTCATAGTAGAAGGTATAATCTGATATCGGCCGGCAGCAAATATTTTTCTACCAGTTTTTAAACTACCTTCTTGCATTTTCATTATTTCGCCAACCGTCATTTCTTCTAATTTTTTACCAATAACTTTAGAAGAATCATTTGAACTACCAATAATCTTTTTTCCTCTAGTGCCCTGGTTCATAGCATTATATCCACCTTCACCTTGTGATATGAATGATAATAAACTTTCTACTGGTTCGAGAGGCTTATTAGGTTCTATATTTTTATTTACATTATTTACTGTTACAGAAGGTCCACCCATACCTTCACCAGTTTGAACTTTATCATTGGAAGAATTATCTCTAATAGGCGTCATGATTTTTTTACTATCGAAATCTTGAAGAACTTTTTTGACTTCTGGATCATTGTAATTTTTGAAAGTAATTATACCATTATTACCTATAGAAACACCCGCTCTTTTAACTCTTTCGTCTTCGTTGAAACCATCAATGATCATACTATTGGAGACAAATGGCATAGCCGCTCTAGGGTCCATTCGTTTAATAGCAGCAACAAATTCTTCTTCGTTTAATTTGAATTTTCGAACTACAGAAGCACTTTCTTCTTTTTTCAATTTTTCCTGATTTTGTACTTTGTTTTCTGGTGTTTGTTTCTTTTCGTTATCTTGTGGTTGATCTACATTTATTTGCTGAACTTGTCCTGGTGCTAATGGCGCGCCTGGTACTGGTGCTGTTTGATTTGGTTTCACTGATACAGAAACCGCTTCCTGGCTACCTGCATTACCTGCCGTTGCAGTACCAGTAGTTTCTCTACCATCAATATTTGACAAAATTTGAGAACGCATTTCATTATTAGTAGCAATGCTTGCACCAAATCTCAATGCTTCTGTAGATTGTTCTGTGTGTATCTTACCGTTTGATTGAATAATACCAAAAGAAGTCACACCGCCTAATTTACCGCCATCATATGAATTTGCATTGACTGATCTAATCTGTGCCGGTCTACCTGAAAATTGTTCTAATAATAAAAAGTTTCCTTCTCTATCCGGCGCGGTCATGGCGACACCTGTATGATAACCAGAACCAGTTCTATCTGGTCCTGGATTATTATATCTCATAGTTGCAACAACCATACCTGGTTTAATATCGCCTTTTACAACTGTCCAACTATTCGATCTACCAATATTAGGATTAAATGCTTTTCCTAAAGTCGCACATTGTTCTGTATTTTTTGAATCATAAAGACTTCTATCTTTAGGAACAACAAATCCAGATTTTGTAATTTCATAGTTACCGCCTTCTGTAAGTTTATTTTGCGAGGTTTCTTCAACATTTAGACCCTTTAAATAACCAAGTCTTTCTGATACACTTTTATCTACATACTGCGGCCTTTCATAATCCGACACAATCACATGCAATCTCTCTTCATTAGATAGATTATCATTTGTCAGTGCATCATATGATTTTTTATAATATGTTTTCATTTCCCAAATAGCAGCTTTTGTTTGTTCTGCTACAGACATATCTTTTGGATAAGCACCGAATTTATTTTTTATTCTTTCGGCTCTTTCCGGGTCCCATTGAACAATACCTTGCGACATATGAGAACGATCCCAATGATGGTCTCTAGGATTTTTTAATGATTCACCCGACATATTAGCAACCAATATTTTAGCTGCCGAAGGCGATAAACCTTCAGCAATGGCTGCTTTATATGCTTCTTTCTGATTATTTGCTAATGAACCGCCTGCATATCTTGTTTCGCCTTCATCTCCACCAAATCTTCTACGCCATCCACCCATTCTTTCGGCTTCTTCAATAGATGTCGCGCCTTGTGAAAGACCATAATTAATATCGTCTTGCTTTTGTCTTGATTTACGTGAAATGGCTTCTCTGAAACCACCAATATCTGGTAATCCTTTTTGATAATATTTCGGAAATAATTCAGCAAATTCAGCCGGTGTTAAAGACGAAAAAAGAGACGCATAACCAGGCTGGCTTGCGACGTCAATACGTTTTTGAGGTGTTAATCTTTTTAATTCTCTAAATGCTTCTTTTGAATTTATACCTACATTTAGTGCCATTTATCGTCTTCTTCTCTTTAGTTGTTCTAATATATTTTTTTCTTCATAACTTATTTGTTGATTTTCTTGTTCTTGCATTTTGATAGTTTGATTTAATATTTCTATGTTAATGTGTCTTTCCCATGGTAACATATTTTCAACATCACGTAATTGCCATTTGTGATGATGAAATAAACTAAAATTAGATTGCAAATAATGTGCTAAATTATCATGACCCATAATTACATAAAAAAATCGATGAAATCTGAATACCTCACCTTATGCTCAAAACCACATTTATTACATTTTGCTTCTAATAAGGCTGTGACTAGAGGAAAATTATCGGTCCATTCTTCTAATTTTCTATAATTTTCTTCTGTAAGATTTTCGACAAATTCTTTTAATTCTTCTTTACTGTAATCTGTATGCTTATACATACCTTTATCATCATAAATATAGTCGATGGAAGCAATAATTACTTCTGTTTTTTTATCTACATCACTCAACTCTTCTAATTTTCTCATTATATCATATGATGGATATTTCATTTTTACACCAGTCTTGGTTGTTAGCCTGATATCAGAATTTATTTTCTTGTCTATAATCTCTATTTTGCTTATATCCATTTCTGTGCTAAAAACATTACCGCACAATTTACCGTCAACATAATTATTGCATGTCAAATCTAAATTAACACTTTCGCCTACTGATTTTGCTCGTAAAAATACAAAAATATAATCTATATCAAAAAAAGGCAATTTATCTATATCAATATCATCTTGAATACAATTATTGATGACTTGTCTTACTGTAAGAGTGATATCTGTTGGATTTTTACTTTCAAGCGCCATCAATAACATTTTTTCTTCTTTAACGACAAAAGGTCTAACACGAACAATTTTTCCTGTCGATGGTATTTTCATTTCGTATATCGGTAAATCGATTTTAGGAAGCATTTTAAATCTCCATTATGATGCTGTATTTTCTAATGAACCGCCTAATAGTGTTGGTCTTGTCCAATAATTATATGCAAATGTAATCTGTAATCTTAGAATATCTTGTTCTGCCCAGTTTACCGGTTGAGGATTAATTAACATTGGCCATGCCTTCAAAAATCGCCATTGATATGATGCTATTGGTGTTGGTTTTTTTGTATCACCAACACCATAATCAGGATATTGAAAAACATCTATTGTCGAATAATATTCATCAGGATATCTAAATCTGAAATTTGAAAGTGGATTAATAAAATCTAACCAATCATCAAAAAATCTTCTTTCTCTGGCGTCATTTCTACATAATAATACCAAATTTAATGGCTGATATTGTGTATTGATTGGATACATTTGATTTGGTCCATAATATCTTGCTTCGGCTACAGAAAAACCACGACCGGGTAATTCAGCCGCTTCACACATATAATGAAGATCATTAGGAAATTTACTTCTTAATCCTTCGGCCGGATTAATTGCAACAACAAATCGACAGCCTCTTGCAAAAGAACCAGCAAGATTAGAAGCACTTGTAAACTGATCCATTGATAAGTTTTTTGGAACATTTGTTTGTGAAATTTGATTAATAGGCATTAATAACCAATCTCCACGTCTTGCTGACTAATGATACGCATTTCTCTAAACTGCATTGTTAATTGAACAGTAATAGGTGAGCCATCGACGAATGTGCTAAATTCACCTTGTTGAGTGTAATTAACATCAATTCTTTCCAAGACACATCTTCCTATTTTATGTAAAGATGGATTTATTTGCCATGAACCATTATTGAGATACCAAAATTCTATCTGAAATTCGGCAGGCGGCACGAACCAGAAACCAGATTTTAAGGCAGATTGTTGATTAATTCCACTACCTAATGCCAATTCAGGACAAGAATATTTTCTAAGAGACTTAATAATCGCCTTCATACTTTCGTTTTCTTTAGCAGAGGAAGGAGACATAAAATAACTAAACATGAATCTTCTTAATTGTGAATTGGAATATAGAACATCTACCTTGGGATTAATGACGCCTTGTCCTGCTAGTCTGGCGGCACCTAAACCAGCTTCAGCGACTGTTTTTGTTACACCACCAATCATACCCATACCTAATTTTGTCAATTTTACTTCATCATAATCATGTACCATTTCCCATTGCAAAGGACCACCATTACCACCGCCAGGTATAAATAAACATATAGAAGATACGGAACTTGTATTGCGTGGTGTGCTGCCTAAAAGTGATCCGCTAGGATATATGTCTATTTTCATTAGATGACCTTGTTGCTCGTCATCTAAATCTAATGGAAATCTTAAATATGTTTGATTTGCTTCGGCCATTAAATTACTCCGGAAAAATTATACACTATTATTTAGCAAGGGTTTTATATGGCATACGAATATAAGCAAGGTTTTTTTAAACCTAAATTCCCCAAAAAATACATAGGTGATCCTACAAATATTATTTATCGTTCAGGATGGGAAAAAAAGGCTATGAAAATGTTAGATGAAAATATAAATATTATTAGATGGTCGAGTGAAGAAGTCATTATTCCATATCGATCACCAATAGATAATAGAATGCATAGATATTTTCCTGATTTTTATGTAGAAGCCAAAACCAATGACGGTAATATTAAAAAAATTTTGATAGAAGTGAAACCACATGCACAAACACGTGAGCCGGAAAAGAAAAAAAGAAAAACCAAAAGTTATATCACAGAAGTAATGACATGGGGCGTGAATAAAGCTAAATGGGAATCGGCACAAAATTACTGTCGTGAAAAAGGATGGTTATTTCAAATCCTCACAGAAAAAGAATTATTCAAAAAATAGTCTAAATAAGTATAAAAGAAAGGTTTAATAAATTGGCATATCAAAGAAAATACTCTAGCGGCGAAATACAAAAATGGTTTTTTGATAAAGCTATGATAGCAAAAACACAAGAAGGCGCCAGACGTATTGTCATGCGAGATGATGCCAATAGAGGTAGAAGCAATACAGTTGTCGGTAAATTATTCTTTTTTAGATATAATCCCAAACACAAAGACACATTACCAAAATATGATAAATTTCCTTTGGTATTTCCTATTGAACCGTATAATGATGGATTTTTAGGATTAAATCTTCATTATTTAAATCTTACAGAAAGAGATGCGCTATTATCTCTATTAATTAAAGAAGGCGGAAATCCTCGTCTTAATGAATATGCTAAATTGAGACTATCATATACAATCATCAAAAGAGCATCTAATGTTTATGGCCTAGCCAGACCTTGTGTTAAAAGATATTTATTTGGTCATGTTCGTTCAAGATTTATTGAAGTATATCCCGGTGAATGGGACAAGGCTATAGAATTGCCCGTTGCAGATTGGGTATTTAATATTTAAGGAACAATCAATGCCAATAACACCATTTTTCGATTTTTTTCCTACATTCGATTATAATGTGACCGGTGAAAAAAACGGTAGCACAGAAAAAGTTACCAATATTTTTCATCGTCTCACATATATTAAAGATGTAATTAATAATACTTCTTCCTATTATCTATATGAAATACAAGACGGCGATACACCGGATATTTTAGCAGAAAAAATATATGGAGATGCCAATGCCGGCTGGATGATAATATTTGCCAACAATATTCTTGATCCTCAATGGGATTGGCCCATAGAAGAAAGCGCATTTAGAAAATATATTGAAAATAAATATGGATCGTTGACTACAGCAACCAGCACAATACACCATTATGAAAAAGTAGTAGAAACCACAGTAGATGATGAGACAACTACTAGAATATATAAATTCGATTATGAATTTTTATCTAATTCATTTGACGCATATAATATAAACAATAAAACCGTAACAGTAAAAACATATGGTAGATCGGTCACAAATTATGATTATGAAAACGAATTAAATGAATCTCGTAGAACAATTAAAATAATTAAAGCAGTTTATTATCCTCAAATAAAATCAGAATTCGTTTCTTTGACACAAAGTCTTCCTAAATATGTAAGGACCTTTGAATGAATAATATAGATTTAAAGCCTCAAAGTAACGATCCAGGGCATTTAGTATCTGCACAAATACAAATTGGCAATTATCCTACACCACCTGATGTTTCTGTTAAAGAATTAATAGTAGGCGAAAGTCTATTAAATCCTTCAGTTCATTGTGCTTTGACCCTTCAATCTGCAATTTATACTCTAGAAAACATAAATTCAAAATATTTTAATACTTTTGGTGTCAAAGATTGGGACAAATATAAAAATGAAACAATAAACATTTTTATTTCAGATGATTCAAAATATTCTGAAAATCCCAGACAAATGACCATTAATCAAACCATTTATCGTTGTGATAATCGTCATTTTTCTTCTCTTAATACAGGTCAAGTAGAAGAATTTACATTACATTCTGTTGATCATTCTGTGCTTAGTGATGCTTCTACTATTATGTCAAAATCTTGGCAATGTGCAACGCCAGATACTGTTGTTAAAGACGCATTGAGAGAAATAGGTGTCGA